ATGGCTTTCGCCATCTGCTCGGCTCTTATCTTAGCCTCCATTTCGTTGAACGCCTTGATGTAAGCCTCTTTCCACTTCGCTGCCGTCTTTCCGGTAAAACCCATAACAAGAAACATGAAGCCGTCACGGGTAATGTAATACATTGGCAACTGCTTTTTGATGTTGCCATTTTGGTAGTCGATTTTAGAAAGCGCAAAATTTCGCTCTCTAAATTCTTCGCTGCAATCCAACGACTTAACGGCTTTCAGAACATCTTTGTGCTGTTTGCTGAAAACCTCCGCTACTCTCATAGATGTAGTAACGGCGTGTTCGTTTTCTACTGCTACCAAACTTAACTCTTGGTCGGTGGGTGCAACCTGCACCACTTCCGCTACCTGCTCTACAGGATTTTGATCTGATACGTTACTTGACATAACTAAATGACTTTGACAAAACGAAAAAACCGCGCTACGTGCTGTCAGGTCTCATTTAGCAAGAACCCCGGGGCATTTCTGCTACCCGACACGGCGCGGCTATCTCTTTATATAGAAATATCCTATTATACTTACTATGGTATGGATACAAAAATAGCCGCTACGTTACGGTGAACGGCGGCAACATCTGTACCGCTAAATGAAATTTGACACTGCAAAGATACATAAAAAAGTTTAAAGCACCAAAGATTTTCGGTAAAAAGTTACTTACTTATACCAAAATTTTGTATTTTTGCATTCAAATTACAAATTTTAAGTATAATAAGCATGAAGAAGATATTATTTTTGTTCGCCTTTCTTGCCCTCGGAATGTCGGCAAAGGCCCAGTATGTTTCAAACCTTGATGAAATAGAATTGTTAGGCACCTGGAAAGTTACTGCGGCTAATGGTGATATAATGGGTATCTCAGATATAGTGACCTCATTCACTTTTAATGATGGCAAAGACTCCTTTGTAGAGTTCTCGCAAAATCATGTTGAGCGTGTGCCTATTTACATAGTTGGCGGTACTGCAACAGGTCGTTATACATTACATTTGATGCGAAAAGTCGATTATGACGGCTATTTGGGTATCTCATCCGTTAATTTTGAGGTTTACCAATTCGGCAACAACACCATGACGCTTCGTACCTACGACAAAAGCGTAACTATAAAGTTGGAAAAGCAATCCGCTTCGTCTGTTTCCTCTGTCAAGGCTGACGCAAAGGCAAGCGGCAAAGCCTACACGCTTGACGGCATGAACGCCACCGACACGACAAAGGGCATCATCATTCAGAACGGCAAAAAGAAGATACGCAAATAAACAAACCCCGATAAGTGATTGAACCTATCGGGGTTTGTTCGTTATTTCCATTTTTCGGGTTTCGTGTACACCTTTACTCCGTCCGTTACCGTTTCGTCCATTTGAGCGGTTACAAACTTATTGTAGTTCTTTTCAAGCAAAGTAACTTTTCCTTTATGCGCCTTAATGTTGTTGGCTATGTCTCGGCTGTAAATGGACGGTGGAAAATATGCCTTTACTTGTTTATCTGGGCAATTGTGTTGTATAAACTCTACAGGCGGTAAAAGGTCGCTATCCCCACTTACCAATATCACAATATCCGTTTTATCCATAACGCAATCTGCGAGCATACGAATGGAAATGTTTACATCTGTTTTCTTTTCCTCGGGTCTCAATATGGCGTATTTACATCGTGGGCACTTAATTTCTTTAGAAATGTACTTGCCTCTGACAACTTCAAAATGTTCTCCATTTATTAGTTTATTGGCATTGAGAAAAGCACTTTGATGACGGCTTTTTTCCTTGTTTAATGGCGAGGCTGTAAAATATACAACCTTTTCCAAAACTTGGTTTTCACCGATAAATTGACCGAAAAACTTTACAAGGTCTATCCAATAGCCCTTGTACCACTTTTCATTAACTTGTTTGGCTGTTCTCAATCCGTAATAGAAATTGAAGCCATCTATGTAAACCGTAACACGTTTCATAATGTTCATAAATAAAAAAAGCTGCCACCGGGACAGCTATGCCCATTCAAGAAAGAATGGGGATTCGTAATAATTGTGCTGCAAAGATACGGTTTTTCGCTTAAACCGCCAAACTTTACGGCGAAAAAGTTACTTATTTACTTATACTTTTAACGCTTGATAACTAAAACCCATGCACAAACGCCAAATTATCGGTACGGAAAACGACGATTTCCATACGGCAAACCGCCGATAACCGTACCGATAATCTCACGGCTCGCCCAGGGCATCCACTATCAAGCGCACTTGTGCCGGTGTAAAACTGCGGCTGCGCTCTGTGTAACCAATGGCGGCAAGCTGCTCCATAAGCCCGGGGTATAGGTGCATCCATCGGCGGAATTTCTTCCACGCCGATTCGGGCATGATGCAATTACAGTACTTTGCCGCAAGTTCCATGCGGCCGTACTCCCTTATCTTGAAATTATCTTTGTTCTGTTCCATGGGTGCAAAAGTAAGGAAAACAAACGTGAAAATACAATTAATCTCCGCCTACAACAGACGGTAACAGGACACAACGGCACGCATCCGGATTCTTGCCAAAAATGGCTGCTATCTTTGTGGCGGCAATAGTGCCAAACAACCTTTTAAACGCAAAAAGTATGATACGTTACAAGAAGTACAAAAGCAATCAGACGGGCGTAACCAAAAACAAGTGGTACGGCCGTGCCGTTACCGAACTTATGGAGTTTGAGGAATTCGTAAAGCACATGGCAAACCATCACTGCGTGTTCGGTGAGTCCACAATCCGCGGCGTGCTGATCGAGATGCAGATTTGTATGCGTGAGCTGCTGTTGGAAGGCAAGGCGGTACGCCTCGACGACCTCGGCATCTTCCGCATTGGCCTGGAAACCTCCGCGGCTACCACCGCCAAGGAATTTACCGCCGACAACATCAAGGCTGTACGCCTTAACCTCTATCTCGGCAAACGCTTCCGTGCTGCGGACCTCTACAAAGATGCCAAGTTCCGTGAGGCCGGCAAGTATGATGGCGGCGGCGACGATGGCGGCGAGACTGCCGGTACCCACGATGAGGGTAGCAACACCAGTGGTGGCAATTCGTCAGGTGACGGCGACACCAGCGGCGGCAATATGTCGGACGGTGGCGGCTCCACCGATGATTCAAACTATGTTGAGCTATAGTAATGGCTTCTGTAATTAGTGGCGAAATATCGTCAATAATGCCGTTTTTAGGCGTTTTGACGGCATTTTGCCACTTTTCCGTATAGTTTTACCTCTCGTAGGTATAAAGTAGCCCTAACGTCATTAAAAGCGTTATTGCCCCATCTATCTTGCGGTATTGTGACACTTTGAGCGGCTTTTTGTTCTCCAGATTGTCGGTATCTATCACGCAATTTTCCAAACAGAAAGCGTTAATAGGGTTGTCGTTAAACTCTATCTTTACCGGGTCACTCCATGCAAGCATCTCAAAACTTTCAACTGGCAGGTTAAAGTTTCCGTAGGTCTGACTAAATGGGGTTAGCACGTTCCTCGCTCCGACTGACTTTAAGATACTCGTTAGCTCCTGCGCCTTGTAAGCATCATAGCCGATACGGATAATATTAACCAACTTACTGCGCCTTAATATGTCCTCGGTAATCATTGCCGTGTCTATCTTCTGCCCTTTGCAGAAAATAAGATACCCTTTTTCGTTCCAAAGCCTATAAAGCTGCTCGTTGGGATGCCCTTTTAACGCTCCCTCCGGAAAATAGTAATCAGTGTGCGTGTAAAACTTCTTATTGCCCGATAGGTACACGGTATAAGATACTGCGCTGAAATCATCATGCACCGACAAATCAAACGCCACGGCACAATCTGGGCGGCCCTGCACCTGATCTATACAGAAATTGCCCAATAATTCTTTTGCCTTTTCGTGTGTAAACCACGTTTTTTCGTCGTTTATCGTGAAAATATTAAGCAATTTCGTGCGAAAAGCCAACATATTTTCGGCTGATAACTGGGCGGTCTGGTACTCATTTTCGTAGTAGTCCGGTTGCACCGTGATACCCAAATGCGGCTGCACCTTTGCCCACGTCTCCGGGCTGTCCTCTGCATCGTCCACATCAGGCATGAATATAGATGCAAACATGGTGTCGCTTTCCGCTTCACCTCGTAGTACCGCCATCACGCCGTCAAGTTCGTGGGCAAATGGGCCATCTACCACATCGCTTGCCGTGGTGATAATGATTGTTAGCGGCTCACGTCTTGGCCCCATTGAGGTAGTCAATACGTTTTTGAGGTCTGCGCCGTTCTTACCTGCCGTGTTTCGGGCCTGGGCGTATTCGTCCATTATCACCAATGAGGCAAACAAACCATCTTTGGTTTTGGCGTTGGCGGTCAAACATTGTATGAGGCTATCACGTCCACGGTCTTTAAAAGTAATCTTTTCACGATTAACCCTAAAGTGCTTTTCCTTGGGGTCAATATCAAACATGATGTTTCGTATCTCGTCAAAGCATATTTTCGCCTGATCATAGCTATTTGCGCCTACGTATGCCTGGGCATTGTTATCGCCGAAAAGCATATCATAAACCGCCAAAGCTGCGCACGATGTCGTTTTGCTGAACTTTCGGGGCACGAATAGGTAGGCGGTACGTATCAGTCTGCGCCCATCGTCTCGGGCAAAGCCATAGATATTGGCAAACTGGTAGGCCTGCACCGGGGTTAGCTTATAGCGTGTGCGCCCTCGGATGCCACTAAACCGCAAAGCCTCGTAGAACTTGAAAAAACGCTTTACTCGCTTGGGCTTCCAATCGTACTTATCAAGCATCTGCAAAAAGCGTCTTACTCCCAATATCTCATACAGGTTGTGTGCGTCTGGGTGGTCTATCACTCCAAACACATAATCGCCGATACGCTTATCTGTTTCAATAAGCGCACGGCGGTAACGGTCGGCGTATGTACTGCGCCCCTGCTGCAACTGCTCCGATACCTCGGCTTTCAGTTGTCGAAATCTTCCTTTTTCTTCCTCTGTCATTCGTTGCCCTCCTGCATCGCTGCCATAAAGTCGTTAAAACTATCGTTGTCGCTCTTTCGTTCCTTGCTCTCGGTGTTCATGCCCAAAGCCCTTAACGCTTTCTGTCCCTGCTGCAACAACTCGATATATAGCTTTTCTTTCGGGTCGATCGTCTTGCGCTCGTTGCCCTCCCTGCTATACTCCACGTTTACGGCCTGGTGTCCGTCTGCCATGATCTCATCGCCCAAAATGTCGGCACGTACCAACAACTTAGCCGTGATATCCACTTGGTATGTAAGTTCGGCGGTATATTTGCCTTGCTTCTTTAGCAACTTCACGATATACGCTTTCTTACTCTTAATCTTGGCGGCTATCTTCTTGTTGTCTTCCTCTGTGGATGGCTCCGGCAAAGTCTGGCTAACTGGCAATGGGTCGGCGGTCTTCGGCTGCGCCTTATCGCTGTAACCTCGCTTCTTGCCCTTGGTCTTCAGGTAGAAGATAATAGCCGTTGTGTCGTTAGCATTTATCGACTGCATCAACTTGCTTTCGACAAAATCTACCTGCGTCTCGGTGATCTCGTCCACTTTCTCTTTAAACTCTGGGTCGGCGTTGTACCATCGGTAATAAGTACTGCGCCCTATGCCTATCGCCTCGCACGCTGTGGCTATGATGCCGTAGCCCTGCGCCAAAGCCTCCAAAAACTTTTGTTTCTTTTCTTCCATGCTGCGTTACTTTTCAAATGAGCGGATGCCGTCGAAGTAGTCTTTGTAAAACTCAAACAGTCCCTTATCAACTGTTATACTTCCCTGCTCCGTTCTTGGGTTAGTGTTAATGTTTGCGCTTGTCTGTATGCCGAAATAAAAGCCCTCATCGTAGTTGCACCCTGCGTATATCTTGCTGTGGTTCTTGAATACTGCGGCACGTCCTGCCTCTGGGTGCTCCTGATAGAACTTTTGCACCATCTGCCACTCAATCTTATAGCTGCCCGGGAATATCTCGCCCAAATACATATCAAGTTTCTTAATGCGCCCTTGCTCGTACCATTGTCGTACCTGCAAAATATCCTCTGCCGCCATGCACCATGTAGATAACAAACAATAGTCCAAATCATGCTGATTAAGCACCACTTTCAGGTAACTAAGGCTATCCACGTCCCCGGCGGTGATAAAATTGTAGGTGGTATGGTCTTGCAGTTTGACGTACTGCATTGCCTCCAATAACTTGACCTCACTAAATGCCCGGCGGTACTCGTAGCGTTGCGATAACTCGGTACACTCCTTTGTACGTCTGTGCGCTCGCTTTGCCTGGGCGGTTGTCTCGGCTGTGGTTTCTTCCGGCTCCACCTCATCGGGTGGGGGGGCTTGGGTCTGACCTGCACCAAAGCTGCCAAATCCAAAGCCTGTGCCATCTTGGTTTCCAAACTTCATAAATATTGCTTTTTATTATTAACCTACACACGTGGGCGTTTTTATATCGTGCCAACTATGCCGGGGCTTTGCATCTGGGCAAAAACCCCCACGGCCCAAAAAACGGCTCACGTGTGGAAAAGGGGGTTGGTGAGGTTTAGCCCACACGCTATGCCCTTAAAAAAAGTACCCCCCCAGCCTGTCCGAGAACATTAGTTTGGGGAATATCACAGAGGGCAGAGTCGCTATCGCAACTCCACCTAAACCCATCTAAGGGCATATAAGTTTT